AATCAATACTTGTGGACTCGCACGATCATCACCTACACCGATGGCACGACAAGCACTTCTTATTCCATCGGTAAGATAGGAGCTACCGGGGCCACGGGAGCTGCCGGGAAGGGGATAAAATCCACGGCCGTTACCTATCAAGCGTCCACGAGCGGTACCACCGTTCCCACCGGGACGTGGGGAACCACTATCCCTTCCGTGTCGGCCAATCAATACTTGTGGACCCGCACGATCATCACTTACACTGATAACACGACAAGCACGTCCTATTCTATCGGCAAGATGGGAGCTAACGGGATGAAGGGAGACAAGGGTGACGCTGGCCGGGGAATATCGTCCACGGCCGTTACCTATCAAGCATCCACGAACGGTACCACCGTTCCTTCCGGGACGTGGGAAAACACTATCCCTTCCGTGTCGGCCAATCAATACTTGTGGACTCGCACGATCATCACCTACACCGATGGCACGACAAGCACTTCTTATTCCATCGGTAAGATGGGAGCTACCGGGGCCACGGGAGTTGCCGGGAAGGGGATAAAATCCACGGCCGTTACCTATCAAGCGTCCACGAGCGGAACCACCGTTCCCACCGGGACGTGGGGAACCACTATCCCTTCCGTGTCGGCCAATCAATACTTGTGGACTCGCACGATTATCACTTACACCGATAACACGACGAGTACATCTTACTCGATAGGGAAAATGGGTGCTACTGGTGCCGCCGGGGCGGCGGGAAAAGACGCTTGTACCGTGTTGTTAACCAACGAGGCTCACACGGTGGCTTGCGATGCCAACGGGAATCCATTACCGGGAGAACTGGCGAAAGCGACAACGAAAGCGACAGCTTACAAGGGAACGACCAAATTAACGGGGGTATCAACCACGGGCGATTTAGGAGCGGGCAAATTCTCGATAGGCACGAAACAAGAAACGGGAGGAACTTTCGCTTGGAATGGCGTGGATGGAGTCAAGTGTACCACCATGACCGCCGACACGGCATCTTGTACCTTCCGTGTTTACCTTGAATCCGCTTCCGTTTACGTCGAGAAAACATTTATTGTCACGAAAGCGAAATCCGGGGAAAATTACTGGAAAACTGATGTGTGGCTGGATGCTTCCTCTTATGATGCGGACAAGTGGATACCTTTCACGGGCACACCGTTGTCACGAATTGGATATAACAGGATATGCGTTTCGGTGGCATTGAATAGCGGCACTAAACCGGCTTGGAGTACTCATAACAGTGGTTTTTCCGTGGACTTTGATGTAGACATGCAGGCGAGCGGGTGGGGAGCGACAGATGCCCAGACTTTAATTTACGTTGATACGTTCAAATTTTGTTCGTCATCCCCGGTGAGTTGTGGGCAAATGACGTATTCTAGTACTCCTGTTTTGTACTTGCGTGGTGGTGGTAAATATCACGTTAAAACGGATTTCCCGGTTACTTGGACTCCTAGACCGGACGGGTACACGTGGACTAGTGGATCGTACACGCAATCGGTAAGCCCGCAAACGAGCCGTCCTAAACCAGTAGGAACAAGTATAATCGGTCGTGGTGTTAGATCGGTGGCGAACAAGTACGCGGTTTCATCAAGCAACACAACGGCCCCAACATCATGGTCAGACACGGTTCCAGCCACGACGACGACGAATAGATACCTTTGGAATTACGAGATTATAACCTACACGGACGGCACGACGGCGGAAACGAACAAGCGAGTGATCGGGGTGCATGGAGCCACCGGAGCCACGGGAGTGGGGATTAAATCGATCACCGAGTATTACCTCGCTTCCGCTAGTGCAAGTGGCGTGACAGCATCCACCTCTGGATGGACGACCGGGATGCAAGTCACCACAACGACAAAGAAGTACTTGTGGAATTACGAGATTGTCACGTACACGGATAATAGTAAATACACTAGCACGCCCGTGATCATCGGGACTCATGGTGCCACCGGAGACAAGGGGGACACTGGTGCGGCTGGTAAGGGCGTGAAAAGCACGGCAATTGCTTATCAAGCCTCAAGTTCTGGAACTACAACCCCTACCGGGACTTGGAGTAGTAGCATACCTGCCGTTGCTGCCGGGCAATACCTTTGGACCCGTACAATCATAACTTACACGGACAACACGACAAGCACGATGTATTCTGTCGGTAGAATGGGTACGAACGGCATGAATGGTAACGCCGGGAACGGGGTGAGTAGTACCACTATAACTTATCAAGCCTCAACATCAGGCACCACGGCACCAACGGGTACATGGAGCAGTAGTATTCCAACGGTTGCGGCGGGTTCTTATCTTTGGACGAGAACGATAATTAGTTACACTAATGGTACGAGTTCTACAATTTACTCGGTGGGAAAAATGGGGAATACCGGAGCGCAGGGACAACCAGGGGAATCGATTAACGGGAAGATGTTGTATCGAGACCCGGAATTTAAAGTAGGGTTAAACGGGACTAGAACTTATGGTGCGCAGAATGGCGGGGGAACCGTGGTAATATCTCGCACGAAAAAATCAACAGGTCAAAATCAAGCGGGATCGTTGACATCCACCGAGGCGGCCCAAATAAAGGAAAAACTATCGGGTTCCCCGTACTCGGAATCGGATTGGTGCTTGTACATCAAGTGTCATGGTGGCACGTCAACAGGTCATCTAGGAGGATTCTACTTCGGGAATCAATCGAGAGCGAATGCCGTGTTCATCGTTAAAGTTAGTGCCAAAATACCCGTCGGGTACACGCTTAAAAACGCTCATAATTCACATGGAACAGGTTACAAGCAGGAATTTCTAACCCCCATGGTGGGAACGGGGAAATACGAGACTTATATTTTCAAGGAAACTTGCGGTCCAACCGGAACTTTTAACACCGTGAATCACCTTTACCTTTCTGGCCCGGTGACAACCGAGGCCGCCTCTTGCGAGTGGTTCGTGGATTACGCAACTGTCTTTGACCAAACGTCGGACGGGTATGCCGATATAGAAATCGTCACGAAAGATTCTTTCGCGGTACAGCTTGGGTTTACGAATTTCGAGGCACTGAAGGCGAACGCTTTAACTAAAGGTCCGCTAATAAAAGCGGGGCTTATTAACGCGGATGTTATAGATGTCAACACGCTGGCGGCCAATAACGCTTTTATCGACAAGTTAAGAACGAACATCCTAAAAGCTAACGTTATCACGGCCAATATGATTTCCGTTATCGGTTTCACGTTTGCCGACAACAAGATAATTGGCGGCAAAGACTTTGGTGTGGGACCGGGGGTAAAGGTAACATCAACGGATTCGGAGAAATCATTTAAAGCTTACAAGGATGCTAGTAACTATATTAGCATGTACTATAATAGCGCTAGTGACTGGGGGTTGAAAGGGGTTGTGGGAGGTGCGGAACTGTTAAAATTAGGGATAACGAACAAGCTCGGTCCTTTCGCTATCGAGGGATCGTGGCTAAGGGGTAGCAACCTGGCTCTATCTGGTTCCCAGTTAAATTTCAGTTATAGCGGCCATCAAGTGTACGTGGGTAGTCATCCTGACATGACTACCGCCGGGAATGCCAAGCTGGGGACTTTCATGTTGTCCGGGGGAGGTTATGGAGGTCTGGGTAGTAATAAACAAGTGGCGTTGATCGCGGGAGCCCCCAATAATGGTAATGCTTATGCCATGGCAGTGACACAGGGGATGTTAAAAATATTTCCAAACGTGCATATCGTGTCGGGAGTTTTCAGGGCTTACATGACGGGAACCAACCCGGGTATAACGCTGGGGAACGAGTATCCCAATATAATATGCCTTTACGGTACTGGCAACAGGAAGAAAGTAAACTTGTACGCGGGTATGGAAATCGGAAGCCATTTTTTCATAACAAGCGAGGCCTCGCAAGGGTTTGACGTGTTATGCACGGGAAGTGAAAGATTTTACCGCAACGGGAACACGTACGTGGCTGTCCAGTCAAGTGGACAAGATACTGTTCTCGTGATGAAGACGGACACGTACAAGTGGACGGCCTGCCAGCTGCCTATTAACTGGCTTGGGACGTGGAATCCTTGATTGTAAGAAGTGAATTAATATCGAACATGTAAAATTAACGAGTATGAAACTGACATTTGTAGACAGATTTGCCATTAAGAATCTCATTCCTGATCAGGCTAACATCATAAAAGGTATGTTGTTCAATTCAATCGCCCAAAAAGTGAATTTCACCCCGGAGGAGATAGATCGTCATGAACTTTTGAATGAAGAAACGATTATAAACAATATCACAGAGACCATAGATGTGGTATTCGAGGAATCCGAGTTAGCGGTACTGAGAGAGAGGATCGACGAGATGGATCAAGCGGGAACGATTCCATTGCAGCTTATCGATTCTTATTGCAAGATAAAGAACACGAACGTTTAATTAAAAAATTATAGAAATGGAAATTAATTACAAGACAGTAGCGACAACCACGATCCCGGTTATTTTGAAAGGGATCAACGTGAATTTTTCGGCGGAGTACGAGAACAACATCCCCGGTATAGTGACCTTCAGTTGCGACGGGCATTTCGTGGACGAGAATTCACGGCGTTCCGATTATTTGAATTTTAGCGGGTCTTACGACTGCGAGAATCACTCTTTCACAGCCATCAGTGGTGGTCCGGTGTCACCCGTTTTCTTGACGTTGCTGGAGCAACCGATCATGGAGTTCTACAAAACGATCAAGGAAAGGTGATAAAAAAAGGGGGGAACTTTTTCCATCACGGTACTTGTTCCCTCCATAATTAGAGTTTTCAATACGCTAAAGTAGGAATAAATAGTGTAATATTGAAGTGTAATGGAATAAAAGGAGGCGAGTAATGATAGAATTTTTTGTAACAGGTGATTTTAAAGTTATCCAGTCGCAAGTGTACATCATTTTAGCGATGTGGGCTATAATGGTTCTCGCTGTTTGTATCGACTTGTGGGCCGGTACGGATAGCGCTAAAGCCCGGGGAGAGAAGATTTATTCCGGGGGACTCCGGAGAACTTTTTCGAAACTGGGGGATTACTGGCGTATTCAAGTCATGGCCTTGATATTTGATTTGATCGGGAGTTGCATTGACTGGTACACGTTACCTTTCGCCTCGATGCTCGTGACGGCCGCAATCGTGTTGATCGAGGGCCGAAGTGTTTGGGAAAACGAGAGGGCAAAGAAGAGCCAAGTGGCAAAACTGCCGGATGCGATTCGAGCTATTATTCAATGTGCCGACGCTAAAACGGCAGAACAATTACTGGACAAATTAAAAAAACTCGATGATGAAACTAGAACTAAATAGAATAGCGAAGAAACCTTCGTACACGATTGGTAGGTTGTTCGTGGACGGGGAATATTTCTGTGACACGCTAGAGGATCGTTGTCGTGATCTCGACAAGGAGGAAAAGGTAATGGACGAGACGGCGATCCCGGCAGGAACCTACGAGGTTATCGTGAACGTGTCCGCGAGATTTAAACGGAAATTGCCCTTGCTTTTGAATGTTCCCCACTTCACGGGTATAAGAATTCACAAGGGTAATACAGACAAGGACACGTCCGGGTGTATTCTCGTGGGAGAAAACAGGATACCCGGAAGAGTGATTAACTCGACAAGTTACGAGTTAAGATTAACACGTGTACTGGAGGAAGCGATGGTGGCCGGGGAAAAAATAACCATAACAGTAAAATAGCAAGTTTTATGAAAGCAAAAGAGTATTCAGTTTTTGAAGGGGGAGAGCGTGACTATCACCGGCCCGTGAATGCAGGTGAGCAAACAATTCATCGAGAGTCTTCCATTGGCGTGTGTCCCCGAGATGAAGAATTATCTTCCATGGATAGGGGTGTTCAACAAACAGGGGAAACATCTTTGTTGCTATCACGTTGTAACAATCTCGATGAGATTCTGGCACGAATAAAATTGAACCCCAAGATTGTAGCCATCCCGGATGACTGGCAGAAGAAAGCGACCGAGGATTTTCTGAAAGGAGGACATCGGGATAATCCCGGGAAGAGGGGACGTAACGGGTCAAGTCTTTTGATGACGAAACAAGAGCGGTATGAATAAATTTCTAGTCGTGTGTTGTATGGCTTGTTTCACGATTGGCTTCTTTTTAGGTCGTGGAACAGTGGAAGAAAAAGAAACTGTTGATCACGTGGAGGGTAAAACGATCCGGGACACGCTCACCCACCTCGTTTGTGATACCGTTTACCTGGCGGGAGAATTGAGATACAAGTACATTTATAAAACGGACACCATTTTTAAAGATATTCCTGTCGTGGATCGTGACGCCACGCTGGCGGAAACATTGAGAGATTGGAACTTAACACGAGTTTACAAGAAAACTTTATTCGATGACGAGCATGGCAGGTTTTCGATAGATTTACTCGTGAAATATAACGAGTTACAGCAACTCGATTATTCTTTCACTCCTGTTCACAAGGAAATTAAGATCACTAAAAATGATATTTTTACTCCATTCGTGTCGGTCTCCATGTTAAGCCTGAACTCGTTTAGTATCGGCGGGGGATTTTTCTATCACGACTTGGGGTGTCGAGTAGAATGGGCATCGGTTGGTTTAAACTGGGGAATAATGTATAAATTTTAACTCTCGATCATTTCCAACTTTTTGATATGTAACGATGGCGTGAAGAGGCATCAAAAGTAATTCAGGATTCTATACCGTAATAAACTAGGGTAAACACGGGATTGAAAGCAAGTCTTTTCACGTGTTCTTGGACCCGAGTTATACTATTTTTAGAAATTATTTATACATTTGTACCGGGTCTGGGTACCAATAAACCCTGATAATCGACTGATTATCAGGGTTTTTCCTTTCTGTAAGGCGTACTAAATGTGTACTGAGCGACAAAAACAAGAATAGAGTGTACTTTTGTGGTTTTCATCCTTTCATCTTTATGATTTCTTAACTCTTATGCATTCTTTTCTGTCTTATTATTGCTGATGTTTTCTCGGAAAATGCGATTTCCACCTTATATTTGTATCTGAGAACAAAATTATATAAGGTACAGTTATGGAAAATCATATAGAAACCAATTTTAGAGAGATACAGAAGATATTAGATAGTTGCGTATCGCATGGCTATAAAACAAAAGTAGATGCACTATTTTTAAAGCGTGAATATCTGACACAGGCTCAGCTAAAGGATTATTTGCGGCAGGAAATTTTCCGTGTTACCGAAAATATAGTAGCCATTCAGCAAAAATACCGTGTCGTGCGTGATATTGTACAGGATATGGATGTTCCCGATTTTTTGTGGGAAAGCGGTTATTTTGAGGACTTAAACTCTAATGAGAGGAAAAAGTACATCGTTTTCCGCTGTTCTGATTTTGATATGGACGCATATTTGCATGAACCGTCTTGCTATGATGAACGACTTCCCTATTTTTCCATCATTGTTAGCCTTGTGGTACTTTCCAAGTATTTGTACTTTCTGCAAGAACAGGAAAGCAAATACTATACAGATTCTATTGTCTCCCAAGAACAAGTCTTGCCAAAAGAAAAAGATGAAAGTGTAGAAACCACTCCAGCCAAGATTGTGGGTAAAAGCAATCCCTTCAAATCCACTTTGAAAGCCAATGAAATCAAACTTCTGACTGAATGTGTGAACGAAGCGAATATGTTTACTACTACTGTCAGCACCAAAATACTTACCGATTTTTTCAACTGTAAGTTGGACGGTGTATTGAAAGTTAATAATACCCGTCTGTTGGCTTACCTAATGATGCAACTCAGCTGTTATAACTACATCGTTTATGAGTGGCAGTCAGTTATAGCAAACAACAAGTTGATATTGAAGAAGATAAAAGGAGAACCGCTTACACGCACT